TAGCCAGAGGCGCGTAAGTGAACGTCTCTCACCCCGGGATATTGTACCCGGACGCTACACCAATTGGGTTAGAACGGTGCAGCCCACCCAGTTTTTATGCCGACGTGACTGGGACGTCCCTGACGTTCCAAGTGTCGCTCATCGGCGTAGGGTTCTGCCCCACGCTTCAGGAAACACTTGAGCAAGGCCCACTCATCCTCCACTTTTGACGGCGGAGTCTGGGAGCGAACGATCACACCCTTAACCAAAGGGTTTTGCGTTTTCGCATTCCACCCGTCCTCTGAGTAACCGAGGACAGAGTGTCGGCCTAGCACTTGAGATGTTTCCTCGACGTTCGGGAAGGGAATCAACCCTTCGAGAAGACCGTCCAGGAACTTAGCAGTCCCCCAGTAGCCATGCTCGTAAGCCTGGTTCCTAAGGGATACTGCTGAGACTATCTCAAGCTCGTCAGCGCGTGATGAAGGAAGTGGGCGCCGGACTCTGAAGATTGAAACATCTTCACCGGCGTAGTACTCCTTTCCGCAAGACTCTCGGAACCTTCCGGTCCAGAAAGACTTACTTTCATTCACTACGGACCCTACGGCCCACAGATTCTGCAACACGCGTTGCACATATTCGACGGGGACAATAATGTCGTCCCCGTAGACACGCACCCGTCCCTTGAAGGCCCAAAGGTCTTCGTAGGAAAGACGGCGTCCTAGCTCTTGCTCAATGGAATAGAAGATCACTGTCAGAAACAGGATCTCTTCAACCGGAAAAGTAAGAGCTGATCCCATAGACGCGAACTTGATCAACGGTATAACGCCGTGACCAGGCACGTCAGCTCGTAAACTCCTCGTTGCTTGGACAGCCTCAGAGAGGTGAGTCCAGTCGTCAAGGAGTGCTACTACGAGCCAGTTCGGAACGCGATCGGAAGCTTCGCTAAGATCTAGCGTAGCCAGGGTACCTGAAAGGCTACCCTCTTGAGCCAATTCCTGGTTAGGAAACTGGGAATCAAGACCCATCATGTCACGTATAGGCTTTGAGTCCCATACGTAAGTCCGCATAGCTTCCAACAGCCCCTGTTGCATGTACTGCATGCAGGTCGGTTCGATGGCAATTATGCGTGGCGTCCGAGCCGTCTTAGGTACAGATATGACCCTTACGGGCCTCTCTGCGCCAGGATCCAGGAATTTGATGCGGTCCAGGGAGTCGTGATACCGGAGATTAGGTAGCAGGTGTTCCATTGCTGGAAACACTCGCTCCAACCTCTCCGTCCACTCCTCCTGCTGATACTTTTCGTTTCCACGAAGTTTATCAGCAGTAGCCCCAGGACCATGCCTCGGTACGATGTCGCCGTAATAGACCGCTTGGTCCATACACGAAAACACCTCACCGAATAGCAGATTGCAGATACGACGCAGGTCGCCGATACTATCGACGTCCAGGTTGTACCTGCTTTCATCAAGTTCCCGTTCAATCTCTACATACCTGTCAAAGGCAGCCCGCTCCCGCTTTTTCGAGCAAGGAGTGAGCATCTTACCGAACCCCAGAGTTAACTGGCGTACGGCTTGAATTGCCACTGGCGATGGTTTGTAAAGAAGGACACCGTTGTCGCGGCTGAACACGAGACTCACGAAATTCCCTAAGAAGACGGGAAATCGTGACTTCGCTCCGGTTAAGGAGAGGAGTTCTGGAGTCAACCTACCTACGTCGAGAGCTCTTTCGAACTCTTTACCGATGGCAGGAAGGGAGAGAGTGAACAACTGCTCTCCTTCGTGTTCAAACCGGGCCTCGATTCTTTTGGAATCGAGGTCGGCGCTTGTGCGGCACTGCACCGCGGCGTCTGCCGCGATGCTCTGCCAAAGCAATGTTAACTGGCTTTTCATGCTGACTCCTTTGTTTTGGGAATTTGGCATTCCAGAGCCATGACATTGTATCGGAATCCCATGAGCATTAGGGAGGGCCCCCATGTGGGGCCCCCCCGCTAGCTATGGTTACAGCCTGAGAGTCTCAGTTCAGGTCATGGATCAGCAGCATTCCCACTAGAGTTACTGTGGTTACTGCTATCACCATGACGATGAAAAGGACTCGCAGCTGGATGTACCAGGTGTTACGTTCGCTTTCGCAATCGTCACACACGGGTATTACCAGAGGCAACCTTTCGGTTGGTCTGCTGTCCCCTCGGCTAGTGCTCACCCTGCAGCACGCGAAGCGCGTAGTCCGGGGTGCCGGCGACCATTACGGCCGTCAGCAACTGCCCCAGATAGTTCTCCTGCGTAGCCGTGACACCAACCCGCGGACGATCCCACACGACATAAGCCGAGTGAGAGTAGTCCGCATTGGTGTCCGGCACGAACGGGTCCTCCGCGAGGAAGGTCCGATCGATTCGCATTGAAGTACGCACACGCTTCCGTGTCTGGCGCGCCAACGTGAGACGATTGGCTCCGTCTGCGGTCTGGAAGATGCCCTTTTCAAGGTCACCGCCCACCCGCGCGAAGTCGTACGTCACCGCGTTGACAGTCAGAGTTGGGATTGGATCGTCAATCATGGAAATTGCTCCTACAGTTGAGGTTAGCGACTTGCTAACCCCGGCTTGCTGGAGAAGACCGTGTTGGACGGCCCTCTCGTTCTCATTGTCCCAGGTTTGATATACCTAGGGCGCCGAGAATGGCTTTTTGGCGTACCGAAAGCTCGCTTAGGTTGCCATGTAAGCCGAATGCAAAAGGTGTGGCCTTCCGCCTCCTCATGTATTTCATTTGGAGTTCGCTCGTAATCGAGCTAGGAAGGGAGGATCCTGCGGTTTGACAACCGATCAGGGCACCCTCTACTGTGCGGGACTGCGTAATGGTGAGCTTTTCCATTACATACCCCCACAGCATCACAAGGCCGTCTTTGGTAAACGCATCCAAGTTTGCTAAAAGCGCACCTGCATTCGAGAACCAATCTGCAGCCCAGGAAAACGGAAATAGATTCCAAGCAGTGGAAACACCTAAGTTTCCATAGAGATGTCGCATGTCTGCGATGTCCCTGTTTAACTGCTCGAGGTCTTTAATACCTACCTCTGGAAGGTAGTAAGTAAAGGCCCCACTGAACCACGTGGTTTTCTCTCCACGGTAGTGGTCTATTCTCGTTCCCGGCCAGCCTCCCAGGATAGGCGTCAAGAAGCCTGCCATGTCGCTTTGACATGGACCAGCCAAATGATGCTCATAACCTGAAATCGTCTGATGACTTTCGTCGTCAAACGTGATGCTGACCGGGTCTGTTTCGTACCTACGTCTAATCGGCTTTCCAGAATCCCTAGCATACTGTGCCAGAATGTTATCAGCATTCGTCGCAGCATGATAGAAGCTCTGGAGATCCGAGAGGAAGGGTAGGACTCCGAAGACGAAATTCAGATACTCACCGCTAACTATCGCGGGAGACACTTTCTTTCGTCTTAGGATGTTCCCTCCTATAAGACCGGGGAGCCCGTCAACTAAGAGCTCTCCGATCGCCTCTGGAAGATTAGACAAGGGGTTGGTAGGTTGAACGCGAGAAATCGCAAGCGTGCCGAAGCCCGCAAGGTCTTCCTCGCTAGTACCCAAGTCACAGAGGGGCAAGAAATCTGCCTCGCTGTTAATAAAACTTGAAGTACCAACCTCCACCGGACCTCGATATCCCCACGCGGTATCCCCAAACCCGGGGTAACACGTGGCATCGATATCAATTCCGGAGCTTTTAAAGTCACTCTTGATAGCGGTCCATTCGGATCCGATATCTACAGTGCTCTGAGCGGTCCGCCATCCAGGGTTGGATGACGTGTTGTTCAGAAAAGCTCCTTCCACCTCAACAAAGAAGTTTTGGTCCTCCCAGTGCCCATGTGGGGTACTGGAGTTGAAAGGACCAAGGAGTCTTTGAGGGCGCTCTTTGTAGAGCGTCCTAGAGATGGGGTCCACGAAACTTATTCCTTTCCTTTTGTCGCACCCGGGAATTCCGAGCACATAGCGTCCGTGGCCACCCTAGG